ATGCAGACGGAAACCCCGACCGACCATTTGGTAGTAGAGTCCCGGCGAGTTCGTGGGCCGCAGCAGGGCGACGCAGTCGATGTTCGGGGCGTCAAATCCGGTCGTGAGCACGTTGACATTGACCAGATACTTCAACTGGCCGTCGCGGAATCGCCTGATCGTCTCGGCCCGCTCGAACGGCAGCGTCTCGCCACAGACGAACCCACACTCATGGCCCATCTCGCCAAGGACGCGCTGGACGTGCAGGGCGTGCTGAACGCCGGCAGCGAAGATCAGCACCGTGTGCCGGTCCTGCGTGTACTCGATGATCTCCCGGCAGGCGGATCGGACCAGGGAATCGTCGTCCATGAGCTGCTCGACCTCGCCGGCGATGAACTCGCCGCCTCGGATGTGCAGGCCGGATGTGTCCACCTTGCGTTTGCCCGCCTTGCTCTTGAGCGGGCAGAGGTAGCCCTGGACGATGAGCTCGCGGACGCCGATCTCGTAGCAGACGTGGTTTAGCAGGTTTTCAGGGCCACAGATCATCCCCGTGGTCATCCGGTACGGAGTAGCCGTCAGGCCGATCAGTCGGACGCTGGGGTTGACTGCTTTTGTCTCGCTCAAGAATGTGCGGTACATCCCCTCGCCGTCGGGCGGAATAAGATGACATTCGTCGACGATCACCAGATCGAACCGATCCAACTCCGCAGCGCGACGATAGACGGACTGAATCCCAGCCACGATGATCGGGTGCTCGGTATCCCGGCTCTTGAGACCCGCCGAGTAGACCCCAATTTTCATCCACAGATCTGGAGCCATCGCGTGGAGCTTGTCCACGGCCTGTTCCAGCAGTTCCTTCACGTGAGCTAGGATGAGCACTCGACCGCCCCACTTGGCGACGGCGTCGCGGCAGATCGTAGCCATCACCGGGGTCTTGCCCCCGGCCGTGGGGATGACCACGCAGGGGTTGTCCTCCCGCGTGCGCAGGTGATCGTAAACCGCCTCGACGGCCTCGAGCTGGTAGGGTCTCAGTTCCATTTCACTGACAGCTTGGTTTCCTTGGTCTCCTCGGGTAGCGGGAACAGCTCTTTGGGGATGGCGTAGAGCCTGTTCAGCCTTTCGCCCTTGAGGAAGGCGGCCAGCGCTCGTTCCGTCTTGGCATAGACTTCCCGCTCATACGGCTGCGACCGTCGTCCCTCGTAGCTGGCGATCAGGAACTGGAATAGCAGCACGACCGGCTGGTCGTGCTCACCCTTGGGCACGCCCGATCGAAGCACGTCTGCGAAGTGTTGAAGTTGATCACGATCGGCTGAATACCAGGCCCGGGCAATGACCCCGCGGGTTGTCGCAGTGGCGACCCCCCGAAATCGGTTTGACCTGGACAGGTGATCCATGGCAAACCGAATCGCCTCACGGTGTCGGACGAGCAGATCACGTTCGGCCCCGGGGGACCGTTTCTCCCGCCGGCCAAATCCGCCGATCATCGCTCGCAAGACCGCCAACTCGGCGCGAGTGACCTCGCCCAGCCCGCCGGCCAGGGTCAAAATCTGGTCGTTGCTCCGGCGTCTGCCGGTGTCGAGGACCTCCATGGCCTCATGCGGCTCGTTGACGAACACCCGCATGGGCACTGTGACACCCGACATCACTACCGCCCAGAGCCGGTGCTGACCGTCGAGCAGCGTGCCGTTGGTGCTGAAGGCGATGCCCTGGTGGGTCAGTCGCCAGCGGCCGGCTTTCATTTCGCCGGCCAGGTAATCGACATGGCTGTCCATGAGCTTGCGATTGTGGCCGATGGAGTTGATTAGCCAGTCCTCGGCCATCTGCGGAGTCAGGTCGACCACGCAGTTGAAACGATCCGATCTCGAAAACAGTTCTTGCAGGGTCATACTGAGATTCCTTTCAGATGCTTGACCAGGAAATCCACGAGAACGCGGAGGTAGTCCGCGTCAAACACTTCGATCAACACCCGGGCACCCATCTCCGGGTTGTGCGGCAGATTCACGGCGGTCGTGGGCAGGGGAGGTCTACTGGTGCGAATCGGGGTAAAGGCGTTCTTAGCGATGCCGCCGGTACGCCTTGGCATCGCACGACGTCGGCCGTCACGGCCGAGACGCATTGGCGGTACGGTTGCAGGTTGGTTTTGCGCCTGTTTACAGACTTCGCGGCCGTTTGCAATCGTTGCATCTGATTTCACCAACTGGGGAAATTCCCCAGTTGGCTTCTGAGCCGACCGCCGCTGCTCCAGCATCTCGCGATGACGGCAAACTGTCTTGTGGTCCACGCCTACATGCTCCGCAATTGCGTGATCACTCAGCTCCGGCCGCAGCCTCAGCGCTCGCGTAACAGCCTTCGCCTTGTCCTCGTTCGTCCGCCGCAGGCCGTGGGTCTTGTTGGCTGCCACGCTCAGCCAGCGGGCATCCTTCCATTCACCGGTCACGACCTCGGCCAGGATTTCCTTGCGATTGAGCCGCCGGTGGGCGAAGAACCGATGGAACCCGTCCACGAGCCAGTACGTTGCCCCGTCGTGGACGACCGTGACCGGCGGGAACTCCGCGCCTGCCTGCATGTCCTCCATGTATTCCTGCACGACGGCAGGGCTGATGGCCGTGCGAGGCTGCGTGTCGCCGTCGATTCGCACGACCGACATGTCCAACAACTTTTCACTCATGTGTTTTTCTCCTTAGTTCGGGTTGACCCTCGCGCCGCATATAGGACAGACGCTGACGGGAAACGCATCGACGCGAACGACCAGCCTTCCGCCCTCGATGCACTCGCATCGTCTTATCACCAGCAGATCGATCTGACTGTCGTCCTCGTACAGGCCGGCGTGCTCGAGCGCATCGAGGATGCTTTTCAAGATGTTATCAAGGTCGCGTTTGCGCCGGTCCGGCGGAAAGGCATCCATGCACAAGGCAATCCGCCCGCCCACCGGCGGCTTGCGCGGTCCGCTTCCGGCCAGGAGGGCGCAGACGTCCTCGCGGTACGCCCGGCCCTCCCGGCTGATCAAGGTGCGTGCCCCGATGCGGCGGTAGTAATGATTGAGCGAGGGCGGCCAGGGCAGAATCAACACCACAGTACTCCTTTTTGCATTTCGTCCACGATACGCGCGGCAGCCCGTCGTGCCGCGCCGCGGCGACGATATCCTTCGGCGCAATCCGCCACGATTCGCCCGTTGCGGGCTTTGAGACGCCATCGCCATTCACCGCGACGATCACGGTAAAAAACCAGTCTTAACATGATGATACCTCCGAAATGCCTTGTACTTGTGCACATTCCAACACGAAATCCGCCTGTTCGGGCGTACGTTCGATCAGGCGCAGATTGACATTCGTGGTCCAGAACCAGCAGCCCCGTGCGTTCCTGGCGAGCCGCTCATCGCGGGAAATTCGATGAATGGCCCAGCCAACACTCGAATCGTCTCTGATCTGGACCACGCGAATGTCGTTCATCGCAATCCCTGATCCTCACTACCACGCCTTTTTCTTCGATGTTCCCTTCTGTGTCAGCAGCATGGACAAGTTCCAGGCGGTTCCGAATATCCGGTTAAACATGCGCAATGCTGTTTGCTTGCGCCGATACCCTTTGCCGGAATCAGCTACGAGTCGACCATTCCGCGCCCAAAGTCGCCATCTCCATTTCTTGGCTTTGTCGACGTACAAATCCCCCGTGTATTCGTAGGAATAGTTATACATGATCGTCTCCTCACCCTATGGCACTCTACCTCTTCCACGGCGGCGTGCTGTTGCCGTTGGATGGGACCGCGCGGATCCCGTTCGAGTCCTTCTTGGCGTAGCCCTTGATCACGTTGGTGAGCTCGTCTGTGTCCTTGCGCTTCTTCAAACCGACTGTGATGACCAGCGGGAGATTGTGCAGCTCGACGCTGTCCTTCGGAGCCAGCACCCCGACGGCCCGACAGATGGCAGATAGTTCCGCCCGCGCGAACTTGACCGTCTCAGCCTTGGGGTTGTCGAGGTTGAGTCTCGCCCACAAGTTGCGGCCCTTGTACTCGCCTTCAAGGATCTGGAAGGTGAACTGCAGGTACCGGCCGACGCCCGACTTGGTGGGCTTCATCTCCGACTCGGTGATCACTGCCAGGTACTTGCCCGCCGGAATCGGATCGAATCCGATCGACGGATCCACTTCGTTCGCATTGAATCCGTTCAGGTTTGCCATTGTTTATGCTCCTTGTTCTACGGGTTGTTCCGAAACCAATGGGTTCTCACCGCGCACAAACGCGGCGTAGACGCGATAATCCATTGGGATTTCATCAGGCAGATTCAGCCGGTTCTTGGCGACGTGGGCCGGACGCTCGGTGGTGCGGATGATCCGCTCGCCGGTGCCGACGCCCTTGAATTGGTCCTGGTCGAACTTTTTGCCGACCTTGCGGGCGTAGACCTTGTACGTTGCAAACAGCACCTCATCACACCATTCCTGAATCAGGGCGGCAGCCAGCTTGTGCAGGCGCGGGCTATAGCGGTCGTAAGCCTCAGTTTCAGGATTCTCGAAGCGTTCGATTTTCGCGTGAGCGATCAGGATGATCTGCATGCCACGATCATTTCGCAGGGCGTTAAGGCCTTCGAGCACCTCGTGCCATTGCTTCAGGGCAAATGTGTAGGCCTTCTGGTAGCCGATGTCATCCATTGACTCGACACCACGTGCTCGGCAAACATCTGCCCAGATCAACCGCTCTAGCCAGTCGAGACTGTCAATCACGACCGTTCGGAAATCATGCTGTTCGGAGTAGATCGTGCTCAAGGCATTGAGCACGTCGCCATACTTCGTCGCCAGCGGGAACCGCACACAGTCGATGTCGCCGAGGCCATCCTCGGTCTGAATGAAGATCGGGGCCTCGGCCATCGAGCCCCAGGTCGATTTGCCCACGCCATGCACCCCATAGAGCATCACACGCCTGGGCAACTTGATCTTACCTGTTTCCAGTTTCATGATTTCTCCTTTTTCCTTTCTGGTTGCTCTTTTGGATCGTGAACACGGACCCAGGGCCGGTTCGGGGAGTCTGGACCGGCATCCGTACCGGTCACGCCACCCGGCCCTGGGTCGGGGTTCACAATCGGTCGATCATCCGCAGCGCCTCGTAGCGCGTCGGCCAGTGGTCATTCCGCTTGCAGTGTTCCAATTCTCGTAAGGCGTTCTCGTTCTGCTCTTGGGCAGCATCGAGCACGGCGGAACGGATTTGCCAGACACCACAGCGGTAAGGTTCTCGTTTCTCGACGGCGATCATGTGCACGGGCAGGACGCGGCCACTGACCCATGCGATAAGTGCTCGATAGAACGCAAGCTGGTGCATGTAACCGAAGGTTGATGCCGAAATCTCGAAGTTGTCCAGTGTGTCGGCGGTCTTGAGGTCAACGATTCCGTCGGTTGGATTGGTGCTGATCCAGTCGATTCTCGCCTGACATGCG